GGCAATGGAAGGCTTGCGCGATGGATTTTCCATTGAATTGGCCGTGGACAATTACGAAATGCAAAAGGATGGCACAATGAAGGTCATTAATGGCCAGCTCACAGCCGTTGCATTGGTTACGGAGCCGGCTGTGCGATCAGCTCGCGTTTCTGAGGTAGCCGCATCAGAGGATTCTGAAACTGACACAGTTGCAGATACAACAAACCAAAATGAAGGAGACAAAGTGGAAAACACTACCGAACAAGCCGCTCCTGCCGTTGAACCGGTAGCAGCTCCAGAAGTCGCACCTGCACCTGTTCAGGCATCGCGCCCAGCTTATTACACAGCACCACGCTCACCAATTGTGGACAAGGTTTCATACCTTGAGCACTACCTACGCGCAAGCGTTTTGCATGATGAGGATTCACGCCAGTATGTCAAGGCAGCTGATAACACAACATCAACCGCACCCGGCATGATTCCAACACCACAAAGCACACAGGTTATTAATGCACTTGCAAATGCTGATCGTGGTTGCATCGATGGCATCAGCCGTGAAACATTAGTTGCAGAAGGCATGACATTTGAATTGCCTCGTGTAAACGCTGTTCCAAGCGTTGATGCAATTGCAGAAAATGGCGCAATTACAGAGTCATCACTTTCAGCAACATTTCTTTCTGTTGGTGTTCAGCCTTTCAAAGGCCGCGCAATTTCAACAGTCGAATTGATCGACCGCAGCCGTCCAGAGTATCTAACAGCTTTGCTCCAGAATCTTGAATTTGCTTATGCAAAAGAGACTGATGAGTATGCATTGGCAGCAATGCAAGCGGCAGTCACTACAACAACAGCACAGGCAGCCAATTCAGCAACCGGATTCCTTGGATACACATCTCAGGCAGCCGCAGCTGTTTATGGCTCATCACTTGGATTTGCTCGCTCATTGATCGTTTCTCCAACACAATGGGGCAACATCATGGGATACAACGACAATGGCGCACCTCTTTACAATGCAGCGCAGCCATCAAACGCTGCCGGTAATGTTCGCGGTGACAGCTTGCGTGGTGTAGTTTCACCGGGCTTGAACCTTTATGTTTCACGCTCATTTGGTAACGCTGGCACAACAACAGCTGATGGCGATTCATCAATGGTAGTTGTGAACCCAGACTCATACACATGGTACGAAAGCCCACGCTTTACGCTGAGAAGTAACATAAACAGCGATGGAACCATCGACATTTTGTACTACGGCTACGGAGCACTCGCAGCCAAGGTGCCAAATGGCGCACAGTTCAACAACCTCGCTTAATTAACAATCAATCATCGGTGATGGTCGCTCCCGAACATCGCTGATACGAAAGGAACCGAGATGCCAGCAATTGTCACAGCCTCACAGCTGAGGTCGATCCTTGGTGTCTCGGTTTCTTTGTATTCTGATGCTCAGCTTGATTCATTTATAGATTCCGCTGAACAAACGATTTTGCCTTTACTTACGCAATACCAATCATCGGTGACTTTTGCCAATGTGGATAATTCCGTCATTTATTTCACCACAATGCGGCCAAATTACTTTGTGCCGGGTCAATCTGTTGTTGTTACCGGGGCCGGAACTTACAGCGCGACCTATACAGTCACCGATGATCGGATTGAGCCTTACCTTTTCACAGCTGCAACAGCTGAGGCTGATCGCACATATCCATTGCCATTTATCCCAACGGCAACAGCAACATTGAGCGGATCATCGGCAGCGGCTTTGTACGCATCCACACCACCAATTGAAAATGCAATCTTGGTTGTGGCGGTTGAGATTTTCCAGAGCATTACAGCTCCCGGCAATCAAATCATGTCAGACAGTTTTCAGCCTGCACCATTTGTACTTGGCCGCAGCTTGACCAATAGAGTGATTGGCCTCTTAGGCCCATTTATTGATGTTGAAACGATGTGCCAATGAGCATCGAATCGGTTGTGCGTACACCACTCAAAACAGCTTTGTCATCGATCGCTGCCAATGTGTACAACGGCATCCCAGAGACAATGACATCACCAAGCATCTGTTTGATCCCGAATTCACCATATTTGGAAAGCGTTTTAATTAATGGCGCAACAACAAAAGTCAAAGTCAATTTAACTGTGACAGGTGTTGTTACTTATGCCAACAACGCGGCAGCTTTAGACAATTTGGAAACATTAATGATCTCAATCATTGGCGCAATGCCAAATGGTTATGAAGTACGCGATGTATCAGCACCTCAATCATTGGAAGTCGGTGCAGGCAAATACCTTGTTGCCGATTTACAAGTCAGCACTTATTACACAAACTAAGGAGAAATCATGGCAACGACAATCATCACTGGCAGAGATATCACTTTCACAATTGACAGTGACAATTTCGATGCCCAAGCAACATCTGCAACATTGACTGTTGATTCAACAATCAATACATATCAAACTTTAGATGGCAAAGCGTATTTCACCACGGATTCACAAGGATCTTTTGCGGTTGAAATGCTTGCAGATTGGGGCGCGGCTGGTTCGCTTTGTGAAGCATTGTGGACAGCAGCATCATCTGCACCAAATACAGCATTGCCTGTTGTGCTTGTTGCAGATACAGGCGCATCATTTGCATTTTCTGTGCAGCCAGTATTTCCATCAGCTGGAGGTACAGCACCGGATGCACAAACAGTTTCGTTATCATTTACCTGTGTCACAACACCAGTTTTGACAATTAGCTAACAAAAAGAATCGGGAGCAATAAATGAAACTACCAATCACAATTGAATATACAGATGGCAATGGTGAAACATACATTGCACATCCGGCAGAGTGGGCAAAATGGGAAAACAAGACAGGCAACACGATTGGACAAGCTCAAGACAAAATGGGCGTGTCTGATTTGTTGTTTTTGGCGTATCATGCAATGAAGCGTGAAATGGCCGGAAAGCCTGTCAAACCATTTGAGATTTGGTGCGAAACTGTCAGCGATATAATTGTCGGTGATGCAAGCCCAAAAGTTACAAAGCCGGAAGTATAAACAGGATTCTTTGGGAGGTGGCCATTGCAAGCGGCCAACCAATCAGCGAATTTAGAACAGCTGAGGATTTATTAACAGCAATTGAGATAATGGAGAGGCGCAATGGCTAGCAAATCAACCAGAGACACCGGCACATTTTCTTTTACTGTTGAGCCTTTAGAATTGAAAAACCTGTTTTCTCTTTTGTCAGCCTTGCCCAAAGAGGTACAAGGCGAGGTGCGCGATCAAGCTAATATGATGTCAAAACGGCTGGCCGGCCAGCTGATTCAATTTGGCTTGGTTTCGCCTACGCCACAGGCAAAATTGGTTGTTCAATCAATCACCACGCCACGCGATCGTTTGATCCGTGTTGATATTGGCGGCACAAAGCTTGTTGGCCGAAAGTATGGCGGCAACACAAGCAAAAATGGCAAGCGCACAAATCAAAAACGAGCACAAGCTGGAGCGTTGATGTGGGGTTCAGAATATGGCTCACATCCGGGCGTTGATAGGCGTGGCCGTAAGTATACAAACAGATTTAAGGCCGCTTCCAATCCGGGCGGTTATTGGATCACACCAGCTGTTGATTGGTACACACCTGTGGTCGCTAAGGAATATATTGCAATGGTTCAAACCATCATCAGATCGAACGGATTAGAATAATGGCCAGAATTCCAAAAGTCACAGTCACTTTTGATGCTGATCTTAATCAGCTGAAAAGCGGTGTCAAAAGCGCAACAACTGATGTTGATTCATTTTCAACCCGTGTCAGCGATTTTGGCAAAAAAGCGGCCGTGGCATTTGCCGCAGCTAGTGCGGCCATCGGTGCATTTGCCATTGCATCTGTTAAAGCTGCCGCTGAGGATGAAGCCGGGCAAAAAAAGCTTGAGGAAACTATCCGCAACACTACAAATGCCACAGCTGATCAGATTGCCGGGATTGATAAATATGTGACGGCTCAAAGCATTGCCACCGCCACAACCGATGACATTATCCGTCCGGCTTTGTCGCGCCTTTTGCGATCCACAGGAGATTTGACCAAAGCTCAAGAATTATTGACTTTAAGCCAAGAAATTGCCGCTGCCACGGGTAAGCCTTTGGAGGCTGTCACAAATGCTGTTGCCAAGAGCTTTGATGGGTCAAATACAGCTTTGACCAAATTAGGCGTTGGCATCGATGCTGCAACGCTTAAGACATTGACATTTGATGAAACACAACAATTGCTCAACAAGACTTTTGATGGATTTATTGAGAATCAATCAGAAACAGCCGCATTTAAGTTTCAACAATTATCAATCGCCATTAATGAAACCAAAGAACAAGTGGGCGCGGCATTATTGCCAGCCGTCACAGCTTTGACTGAGTATATTTTGACCAATGTTGTGCCTGTAATTCAAAGCTTTGTTGATGGTTTAACTGGAGCAAATGGCCTTGATGAAGGTTTGACCCAATCACAGAAAACAGCAATTGAGTGGGGCAAAAAGGTTAAAGGTTTAATTGAAACTGTCATTGCTTTCAAAGATGAACTTTTAATTGTTGCCGGGGTTATTGCAACCATATTTGTTGCCTCAAAAATTGCAGCTGGTGTGCAAGCGACTATTGCTTTGATCAAGCTATTGACAGCCGCTTATGTCACTTTAAGAAACACGGCATTGGGTGCGGCCATTGCAGCTAGATTTGCAGCCAATCCTTTCCTTGGCTTAGCAAGCGCGGCAGGTATTGCAGCGGCTATCTATGGCGCAACCAAGATTTTTGATGGCAAGGATTCAATGGATGCTCCATCAACCGGATCAATCCCGTTTGCATCAGGTTTTGCACCAGCTGCCGGAAGCGGTGCCACAGGTGGCACAGGCGGCACAGGCGGTGTTACGGGTGGAGCTGGAGGTATTGTCACAACAAGCGGAATTACTACAGCGACCAATGCAGCGGCAGCGGCAGCCAATAACATTGTTTCAGGCTCATTTAATGCTGGTACTTTTCGACAAGCTGAGGCCGCAACAAGTGGTGCCACTTATAACATCAATGTGAGCGGTGCTTTTGACCGAGAGCGCACAGCCCGCGAAATTGTGAACACAATCAATGATTCTTTCTATCGCGGCACAGGTGGCGCAACTAACCTGCAAATTGCATGAGCCTATTCAATCCAATTTGGCGCGTGACCATTGGTGGTGTTGAGTATCAAACTGCCATTTTGGCTAATTTAACCATTACCAGCGGCCGCACAAATATCTATGAACAGGCACAGGCCGGATATACCAATTTGGAAATCATCAACCTAGATCAATCCAATGTGACAATTGAAATCAATGATGCAATCACTATTGAATTGCAAGATTCAACAGCTGCATTTGTGCCAATTTTTGGTGGAACTGTTGTGGAATTTGACATCGGCATTGTTGCATCGGGCGTTGTGGGTATCAATCAATCGGTGAGCATTACAGCTTTGGGTGCATTGTCTCGATTGCCAAAAGCTTTGACTGAAGGCGTTTTGACCAAGGATTTTGATGGTGATCAAATTTTGTCAATTCTGACCGATCTATTGATCAATTCATGGAACGAGGTGCCAGCTGCATTGACATGGGCAACCTACAATGGCGGCACGACATGGGCAACAGCTGAAAACACCGGATTGGGTCAGATTGATACACCAGGTAATTACGAGCTGGCCAATCGATCATCATCGACCACCAATGTTTATGCTCTTGTGTCAGCTTTAGCAACATCGGGATTGGGCTACATTTACGAAAACGCACAAGGCCAAATTAGTTATGCAGACAGCACCCACCGATCCACCTACCTTGCCGCCAATGGATACACCGATGTGTCAGCCGCTCAAGCGATTGCAAGCTCTTTATCAATCCAGACACGATCCGGTGACATACGCAACGAAATTGTGTTGAGGTACGGCAACAATTCCAGCAATGAGGTTGTGGATTCTGATGCAACATCGATTGGCCTCTATGGCAAATTAGCGCAGATCATCACGACAACGATTGAAAATGCCAGCGATGCCGAGGATCAAGCAGCTTTCTATTTAACGCTCCGAGCCTACCCACAGGCCAATTTCAACCAAATCACATTTGAGCTGACGAATCCAGAAATTGATGATGCCGATCGCGATGCATTGATCAACATTTTTATGGGATTGCCAATGCGTATCAACGACCTGCCTCTGAACATGGCAGCCGGTACATTTTTGGGTTTTGTTGAAGGCTGGACATGGCGTGCCTCTTATAACACAATCTCTGTCACGGCTATTCTTTCCCCATTGGCATTTTCATTGCAAGCCATGCAATGGCAGGATGTCTCGATCACAGAACAATGGAACACAATCAGCAACAGCCTCACATGGGCTGATGCCTTAGTCGTAGCGTAAGGAGAAAAAATGGCAAACCCGACATCAAATTTTAACTGGCAAATGCCGACACCGACCGATTTGGTCACGGATTTGCC